TGGTTGGCTGCCATTCGGTTAAGCTTTCATCTATTTCATAAATATGATATTTTCTGCTTTCGAAATCCATCATATTCACAAGGGTGATAAGGGCATAAATTCCTCCGCCACCTAAAGCCTTGCCAACATAAAAGGTTATGTTTTCGGGTATGTAATAGACAGAAGCATCCGTTCTTGTAAAGGGCATATATCCGATACTTCTCACTTCGCCCAGCTCATCAATTAAATAAACATAAGTAAGCCAAGCCGAATTTGAATCTGTGGCATTTACATAGGCTATTCTGTGATATTTCCCATCAATATAAACTGCGGTATCGGTCAAAATGTAATCAAGAGCATCTGCACTTTTCGGAATGTTTTCACCGATAACGCCTTGCAGATTGGCACTTACAGCCGGTCTTGTCTGAAGTATAGAATTTTTGCTCCACACATTTTTAGAATTTTTGACACCCTTGTCCGATAACTGTAATTTTCGGCTTTTTTGAGCAATGTTTTTGAGTGCTGTGTATTTCATTAAACATCCCCACTCTCTGATGTTGGTAAAGTGTCTTCAATTTTTGAAATTTTCCCAAGCAATGCCGCTCTCTTTGCGTTATAAATTGCAGTGAAAAGCTGATTTTTTGCGGTTTCGCCCTCGGTGAAGCTAAGCATCATTGCAACACCGCTTATAACCGCCTGTGTTTCTTTAGCGCTCCATTCAACCTCCGCCGACAACTCCTCCAAAGGCTTTAAATTAAGGTCATCAGCAATGTGATTTACAAATTCCAAATCGCGCTTTGAGGTTTTGCTGTGAAGCGGAATTTCGGTGTCCGAATTCAGTCCCAGCCTTAAAAAAGCGACTTTGCAAATTTCATATCCGTTCATTTTTCTTCCTCCGCTTCAGTTTCAGTAATCAGTCCCTCTACATCCTGCACCATACCGTCAGGAAGCCTGAAAAGTAACTGCTTTTTGTTGATAATTCCTTTTTCAAAAAGTGTAATCAGCATTTGTGCACGCTCATTTGCTGTATAGCTTGCTTTATTTATAACATCCACCTTTGCACAAAAGACAAGAGTTTCATAACGGGAGCTGTCAAACGGAATATATCTAACGCCGGTTTTGTCCTGCTGCTTTAGATTTCGCTTTCCGTAATAAGTAACCCAGAAATCCACCCATATTCGCGCGGTGTCCTCAAGGAAGGTGTAGTAGCGGTTTTTAACTATCTGAAGTGGCATTAATGCGGCATTTCTCATCGCTATAAGCGCGGTTGCGTTGTCTGCCTTACTGTCGCCGAGAGCCACCTCGTTGGCGCCGCTTTGTGTCAGTGTGTTTTCAATAAGGGTGTTGATACTTATGTCAAAATCCTTTGTGAAGCTTGGAGGCGATACATATTTAACCGCTCCCTCAACATCCTCGTTTGTGCCAAAAACCTTGATTATCTGTCCAGGGTCGTTAGTGATTTTATCGGTTACTGTGTCGCCGTTTACAACCATCATTGGCATTCCTGTTGTCATTGCCGACCAGACATTTGCGGTAATCATTCGGTTAATGGCTATCTGGTTAGGTATAAGATAGGTAATTTCACTCTCTCCGTAAACCGAATTCGATTTGCGTTCCCAAGTGAAAATAGATATTGGATAAAGCCCTAACGCTGTGTCAAATTCCTTTCGCACAATAACGCTTTCGGTTGACTTCACACATTTAATTGTATAATTTCCTGCAAAATTATATTCCTTATAAAGCCTTGTAAACAATGTAACCTTGCCCTCAACCGCTTCCTCTGAAATCATTCTGAGCGCAGTGTCATCTGCTCCGTAAAGCTTTGCCTCGCGCAAAACCTCTCCCACATCTCTTTTACTTGCAATTATAATATAAGGCTGGTTTTGAACTCTCTCTATGTAAGGGTCGCCGAAAACCACATCCTCAATTGATAGCACCTCGCAGCAAATGTCTCCGTTAATGCTAAGTGTCTTTTCCTTGTCGGCAAAAATTCCTGTAACAACACTCGAATCCCAATAGGTGTAAAGCACCGCTGTGCCGCAGATATATGCATTGCGCAATATTCTTTCATTCAGCTCCTGTAGCTTTACTCGCTCGGCAGTAACATTGTAATAATTACTGAAAGCGTTCATCACAAAATTGATTTCGCTCTCGGTAACCTCGCCCGAAAAGCCGGCTTCTGAGTTTACGGGCTCGCCGTTTTCTACGGTGGGTATTCCCTCCGCTGAAAAGTGAAGCTTTGCCTCATCGCTTAACAACTGTGAAATTTTGTAGTCGCCAATTCTTTTAATTACATTGTGCCTAACTAACGGGCGCTCATTACCGCATTTGGCCCCGTGCCATTGGTCGCCGATGAAAAATCTTTCGTTTATTCGGCTTTGCTCAAAAATTCCTTTATTTCCAATTGCACTTTTAAACTCGCACCCTTTACGGTATTCGCTAAGTATTTGTTCGGGTGTGTGCTTCATAATCTTCCTCCTTTTTTAAAATTACTTTAGCCAAAGCATTAGAACCCGAATCAGATTTTGGGATATAGATTTCACGCTTTGGCTATCTGTTTTGTAAAGCCCGACCCGCGGGGCCGAGCCTTACATTTAAAAAGATTACGCGATATTTACAGTGAACACATCTGAATCTGTGCTTGCCATACCATCAACTGTTACTCTTGCGAAGTAGTAGTATGTACCTGCCTCTAAATCATCGGGTAAGGTGTATTCGGTACCGGTAGCACCAGCAACCTTTACCGCACCCTTTTTGGAAGCGTTTTCACACGCATACCACTGATATGTAAGCGCGCCTGTGCTGTTAGCTTCAATGCTTAAGGTGGCGGGCTCACCCTCGCTTACTGTGGCAACGCCTGCATCAGATACAACCTGAACCTCGGGAGAAACCCAAGCCCAGATAGCGTCGAGACCGCTCTTCTTTACGAATACATCGTAGTAAATGCGGTAGTCGAACTTGTAAGCATCGGCATCGATGTTCTGTTCGGGTGTGAAAATTCTCATATTTTCGGTTTTCTTAACCAAGTGAGCGCCACTCTTGGGACATACAAGCATATATGTTTCCTTTGTGGCAGCTGCAGGTGAAAAGCCGCCGGCAGCATTTGAGTTAAATGTGTAAGCGGTCTTCATTCTTTCAGAAACCACAGGAATGATTGCAACGCCGTTGATTGATTTAACCTTTAAATCAATGTCGCCCTGCTTGAAATCAGAAACTGTGATAAGCTTTGAAATTTCAGAAGAATTCTGCAAAGCAGCGTAAATGTGGCTGTCAACAAAGGCTACAAGCTCTTCATCATAGCCCACAACAGACTGTACCTCAGTGATTAACTGACAGAGTGCCTCAAAAGGCTTCTGAGCATCGCCCTCAATTACATTTGAGCGAGTGAGTGCCAAGCCTGCGAGCTTTGAAAGAACATAAGCATCACACTCAGGAACCACCTTTGTGCGAACATATTCGCCCAAGATTTTGCCTGCAAGATTTGCAATACCTGTCTCATCCATATCCTCGCGGTCAATCTGTAAAGAACGCGCGCGGTCCATCTTCATTGTGTAAGAGGTGTTAGCCACGGTGATTGCGCCACGGGAAAAACCTGTGTCGCGGTCGTAATCTGCAAGACCCTGAAAATCAATATCAGGGATAATTACAGTTTTTGCGCCAACAAACTTTGTTGCGAGTGCGTTGTCTGCAAAGAAGCCTACAGCACTCTTTTGTGCAAACATTTTGTCAAGCTCGTTTGAATATCTTGTTACATTTTCAATTGAATTAATTGCCATAATAATTTCTCCTTTTTATCTCCATAATCCCTTTAAGAACTCCGAAGCCTCGGGGGAAATGTTACCCTTGCGGTTAAGCTGTGAGCCAACACTTGCATTGCTTGAAAATTCATTCATTTTTGCCATTTCATCAGCATTTCTTTTGTGCTTTAGCAAATATCTTAAATATTCATCAAGCAAGAGTGTGCCTTTAAGGCTTGCCGCCTCTTTTATTTCTTCGGGCAGGTCTTTTGGGGTTTTAAATTTTGGAAAATTCTTTTGCAGCTCAGTAAAACCACGCAAATTTTCCGGTTTGGTTTCGTTTTCCAAATTTGTAATATGCTGTGCCAATGGCTCATCCCCGCCGCACTTTTCTGTTAATTCCTTGACACGCTTGTTGTGTTCCTCGGTTTTTAAAAAATTCAAAAACTCGGTTACACTTTTTTCGTTTTTAAGGCTCAATTCTTTAAGAGCCTTGTAATCCTCTGAAATAAGGTCAAATTTCATTCCCTTTTGCACCAAGACTGTAGCCTCTGCTAAAGGGATTTCCCTTGTTTCCTTGTTAAACTTAATGGGAACTGTTATTTCTCTGCTGATTTCAGGTGTGGTATCCTCATTAATTTCTGGGGCTTCCGGGTTTGAAGCTTCAATTACTTTGTTTTCTTCTGACATAATCCATTCCCTTTCACGGCTGCTCACTGCCGTCATAATTTAAAAAGTTTTCAAATTCCCGTCTTGAATTTTCATCAGCGGCAAGCGTTCCTTTTCGGCGTGAAATTTTAATTTCGGGTCTGGTTTTCCCTTCAAGTAAAAAACCCACCAAAAATGAAAGTATTGCCACAAGTAAATAGATAAATATCATTATGTATCCCAACCTCCGTTAAAATCACTGCCGCTTATATTACTGACGGTGTATTCCTCAATTTTTCTTTTTTGAGGACGGAAAAATTTCACATCCTCGAAGGCGTATCTCAGCGCATCGCAAAGGTGGTTATCGGTGTCCTTTGGGAGCCTTTGTCCACGCTCGTTGCGGCGGTCATCGTAAGTGTAGCTCGAAAGCTCACGAAGCATATTCACGCAAGCGGGATTAACGGTAATTTTGTACTCATTAATAGCCGAAATACCGTTAAGTATGCTGTCTCTCCCTTTTACCGACGGCAAAATTCTGCCAATACCAAGCCGTCGCAAATCGTCATTTGACTTAGGCTCTGCGCAGTCCGCCCTTATTTTTTCCTTTGCATATCCCATTTCCTTTATCTTCTGAGCGATATCGCAGTTAAGCATTTTTTTATGGTAAAACTCAGTAAAAATGTATAACCTTTTGTCCACGGGATTTGCCATAAACCCCACAAAAGCGGTGGGGTCGTTTGTGTATCCGTAATCAAGCCCAAAAAAGCTTTTCCATTTGTATTCCTCACAGGGCGGTATTTCCTCTTTGCCAACCCGCCAATTTTCAAAGACAAGTCCCTCGGAAATTCCCCAGTTTCCAAGACCTGCAACCTCGTATTTGCGAGGGTTGTTTTCTTTCATTCTCTCGAATACAAGTCGGTCGGTGGAATCAAGAAATTCATTGATAAGGTAATTGGTCGAAAAGGTAGCTACATTTTCGTTACTCTTATCAAAAAACCTTTTCTTGAGCCAATGCCCATCACTCCACGGATTAAAAGTGATGGTGGTTTGCTTGTAGAGAGGCGCGGGCACCCTGCCTCGCGGAACAGAAAGGTCTAATTTGTCAAAATCGGCTTCATCCGAAATTTCAAAAGCCTCCTCTATCCACACAAAATTAAGGTATCCCTTGGATACCGTAGTGGAAGCTAACTTTAAAACATCGTCAAAACCTCTGAACAAAATTTTCTGTCCGGTTGGCTTGTACACCATTTCAAGCGGAGACACTGTGTTGCTCCAAAGCTCTGAAACGCCAAGCTTTTCCTGCGCCCATTTAAGCTGAGCAAAGGTGGAGTCGCGGTGGGTGTTCATAACCTGCCGGACCACTAAAAGATTACTGTTTTCTTCCCTCATCAGCCGGTAAATAAAATTAAGCGCGGTTGTGGCCGATTTTTTCGAGCCTTTACCGCCCTTAAGCACACGGTAACGCTTTTTGCAGTTCCAGAATTCATCGTAGCCCTCACCTACAATCTGCGACATCTTAATCTCGGATGTCGTCAACAATCATCACC